CTTGAGGAATAAAAGTTCCATCTGTTGCTTCTAAACCACCTATACTACCTTCTGCTGAACTTTTGACATGGAGAGGGCTGTAGGGGCTTGTAGTTCCAATACCGACATTGCCAGAACTGTCTATTCTCATTCGTTCAGCTATTGTTCCAGTTTCTGGCTTTGTATAAAATAATAAATTTGCACCAGAATCATGGGCATCATTTGAGTCGCTAGTTGCAACTGTAGCTGTAATGTATGAAACTAATTCACCATCGGCATCATTACTTGCTGAATCATTATTGTCTTCATTAACAAATTGCAAACTTCCTAAATTATTGTTATTACCTGTAGTAGTTCTTGCTAATGTTATAATACCCATATAAGAGCCACCATCAACATCTAAAAAATTTGCAGATGTGCTTCCTATGGTAGAATTAATTACAGAATCTGTTCCAATAAGAAGATTACCTCCCTCTGTCAATCTCATTAACTCTGTACCAGCACCACTACTACCATTAATGGCAAATTCAAAAAATCTATTAGTATCATCATTGTCTGTGTCAATATTAAATGACATATTCTCAAAAGCATTTATATGACCAGAAGTTGAATCAGCAGTTCCTAATTCTAATAAACCATTTGGAATTTTTACATTTGAATTAGTTGTATCTACTATAAATACATCTGTACCATCAGCTTTCTCCACTAAAAAAGCAGATGTGTTTGTTACTTTTACTTGTGATGTACCTTCTATTATTTCATCAAAGCTAAGTGAACCACCGCCTTGTACAGTTAAATCGCCTGTAATTGTTACATCACCTGAAATAGTATTGCTACCAGATAAAGATACATTTAAACTATTAGTAGAAGTATTTAATACTGCATTTAATGTTTCTTTTGATGTTTGTGATTGGAGTCCTATTGTGTCACCTGAAGAATCGGTATACACTTTATTCAACACTTCTTGCGTTGTGTATTTTCGTAAGTTATCTGCCATAACTTGTACCTATATATTATCCACCACCACCGCCATTAAGGCATTAATTCTATTTTACTGCGAAAGGCCCTGCTGGAAATGCAACTGATATGTTCCTTTTGTTACTTTCGTTGTCGCCTAATTTACTAAAAAACTCTTTCATAAAATATTCTTTTTTGTCTATTTCTCCATCTCTTTCTGCTAACATAGCTTTACAATAATCTATTACTGCAAGATTTAACATTTTATTAAGATTGATATAAGATGTAGCTGAAGGAGAAGAATCTTCTTTTGGGATTTGAGTAATTGAAATTCTTTCACCAGCAGTTTCATCTGTTAATGTAGAACCAGAAACAATCATATTTACATTACTACTTCCACTAAAACTATCAATAGTATAATCTGCGTCATTACTTGCAGACCCCCTTATTCTAATTTTATCACCTACTTCAAACTTACTTATTGTGTCCCAAAAATTAGCAGTTTGTGTAGTTATTCTTGCACCAGAAAGAGCAAAACTAATATTAGTCCCACTTGCATATGCAGTTGTTGTTTCTAATGCTTCAGCAACAAAAGGCTCACTAACTCTTGTATATTCTATTCTTAATCCATCAGCAATATCTTCATCTGGATATACTAATTCTTTATCATAAGATTGAAATACACCACTTTGACTAATCCTTCCAGTACTTATTCCACCTTGCAATTTATATAAAAGAATTTCTCTTCCTCTTAAATAATAAAACCATTCTTTATCTACATATGAACTCATGGTGAAGTATCCTCAGTTAAATAATGTGGTTGATTTGTAAGTCTTCTAATTTTTTTATATCTATTGTCACTAGTATCTTTAATAGATATATTTTCTAAAGAAACTAAATCAGAAGGTAATATATATATGTTATCTGAACTATTTACAGATTTAATTAAATCTCTTTTAGTAGATTCAACTTTTTCTTTTGTATTGCTTTGTATTAAATGGATTGCATCTTTTATCCAAGCAATAGCAAGAGTTTCCTCTTTAATATTAAGACGCTCCATTACTTCTAAAACTGTCATTAGTCTTCAACCACTATTATTTCTAAGTAACCAGAAGATGTATTAAATCTTCCATATAAATCAGCAGCCGCTCTAAATAAACAAATTTCTCCAGCTTTTAATTTTATTGTATAACTACTAGTTAATCCTATTTCGCAATAATTTGTTGTGTCTAAATTTTTTATGAATACATAACCAGGAGTCCCAAGCTCTGAATTTGTCATATCTAACGTTTCGTTACTAGTCCCAACTAATTGAGTTGTTTGCAATACAGACTCACCAGCCATATCTATTTTTTTTACTTCAGACCTATCTAACCTTGCCCCTAAAGCAGTTTTAATATTTAAACTAATCTGTGTGCTAATTTCATTTGCCATTACTTACCTCTTTGTAATTCTACTACCTTATCTAAGGTTTTTGTGTTATTTTCTATATAAGTTTTTATTTCAGTTATCGCCCAATTATAATGTTGAGCAGATAGTTGTAAATAATGGCTTAATTTAACACCATTTTCAGCTTGCCATTCAGCTATTTGTCCTTGATTTAATTGAACTGTTTCATTAATTCTTGCTTGATAATCTTGTAATTCAGAACCAAATTCAGTTTGAGCAGCTTGCAATTTAGCTGTGTATTCTGCAATTTGAGATTGTATTGCACTTACTCTTGAATTAAGCATTTCTGAATCTTCTTCAGTTGTAATCCAATTTTCTACATCACTCCAATCTGGTTGTTGTAATACGGGAGGGGTAAATGTTGGAGGAGTTTCTTTTCCCCAAGAAAGACTAGGGAATGTAGTAGAAATTGCTAATGAAGTAAATTCTCTTGAACTTGCATAATTAATAACTGCATTTCTTAAATCAGAACTATCATCTATTTTAGAATAGTCTACATAATAGTAATAACCTTCTTCACCAACTGCTGGTTCTGGTTGTATTTGAATTTTTCCATCAGAAATAGCATAAACAGGATGTGATGTTGTTGCCTTTTTTAAACTATTAGAATCAGCTGCCCAAACTAATTCATCTAAAGATATTTCTTTACATCCATATCCATTTCTTTTAACACTTAAAATAGTATCTACATTTACAGTCGCATCTGAATCTGCATTGCTTGTCATAACTCCAGATTGACTAGAAGCCCATTTTAATAAATCTTTTGGAATACTCGCAGCTATATATCTTTGTGCATCTTCTACGCTATTTGCAGTAGGAGTGCTTCCTGTGTTTGCTAAAACTGTTGCTTGTATATCTGTTATTGCCATATAATTTTTATTTTATATACAGGGGGCCGAAGCCCCCCATATATTGTTTATTGTTTTATAGTAACTCTATGCTTGCAGCATCTAGTCTAACTATATTTTCAGCGTGAGCTACGCTCCAATCTACATTAAGAGCTACAGCTAAGGCGCCAGTTGTATCTTTAGATGTTAAAGATGTTGCCGCTATAACAGTAGTTGCTCCTAAAGCATCAGTTCTTATTTCGGAAATTGCTGTCATAGTTCCAGCAGAACCAATTTTCGTAACATGAACATCAGCCCATACATATACTATATCAGAATCAGCAACGTCAAGAGCTGCTCCAGTAGCGATAGCAGTACCACCAAATTTAAGAACTGGTGTTAAAGTATCTGTACTATTATTATCAGTTACAGTAGCAAAAGCTTTTACTCTGACAATATTATTCATCTCTAACTTATTAGCTGGTATGCTGTATGAAAACAAATCAGCAGCGTCAGTTGAATTAGTATGTGTAACTTGGTTAGCGTTTTGGTAAAGAAGCTGAACCATTGATGAGTCAGCTTTATTTTGTCCGTATAAAGGATTAGCCATTATTCATACCTCCTATTTCCAAACCGCATGGGCTTCTGGCATTTGCCATTCCATACCGGCCTCGGTTTGAATTAAGTCAACTCTACGGTCAACGCCACTATTTTCAAGAGTCTGAACTCCAACGTAAACTGCAGTATCACGATTCAATCCGTTACCAACCAATGGTCGATATGCGCAATATTTCATGTTAACAGCTAACATCTTAACTTGAGTTCCGTCTAAGTGAATATTACGAGACACATTCATTACACCATAAGGAGTATAAATTTGTGTAATATCTACACCAAAGACGCTTTTCTTGTTTCCAATAGAAAAGTCAGCTCTTCCGAGAGCAGTAGAACTACCTCCAGAACCGTCTGCAACTTTAGAAACATTAGCAGAAAAGTAACCACTTAATTTATGCAACCAATTATATACATCAGTTGGAACCATAAATAAAGTAGCGCTTGCATTATTGTAGCGAGGGTCTAAGAACTGAGACATATCATCAAGAAAATCATCTTGAGCTTTAGTACCACTTGAACCCATTCCAGAACCACTGAAGATATTTCCGTAAGATACACAGAAATCAACAGCTCCTTCAGTATATTGAACACCATTAACTGAACCTTGAGAACCAAATAATAATGATTGCTCAATGTCAAATTTATGTTCAATTAACTTTTCACGCCAGATTCTTGCAAACTCATTTGGTTCATACTTGAGAACGGTAGCACGAGTTGTGTTATCCATCGCCATAGCAGTTTTCCAAATTTGAGTAAGTCCAAATCCAGTTGAGAAAGGTTGGTCTTTCCAAGTTGCTGGATACCCAGTTCCTTGTGCATGAGCAGAACCTACAACGTAACAACGCTTTGGTTCTAAATCCGTAGCAATTGTTTTGTTATAAGTAGTGCTTACCGCAGCGGAAGCACTTTCCCACATAAGGTCTTTAGCAGCCGATTCGCCTTTAACAATCTCACATTTAAGTATTTGATGAGTAGTGCTAACAGCAGTTGGCTCATCAACTATTTTTGCAAGAATATATCCAGTAGGTACTTTAAAAGCACTACTTTCATCTTCAGCTCTAGTATTGATTTTAATAATCTGGTTTTCTAGAAAGAACTGAGGAGCAGTATTTGCAGCTCCAACAGCAATTGCGCCAGTTGATTGACCAGAAACATTACCAATATTACCTGCAGACTCATAATCAGTCCCCATTTTAAAATAGTAAATATCTCCTTGGTCTAAAGCTCCCGCCGCTACTGTGGCATCGCCTGTTATTGATACACTTACATCCGCTCCATGAGCAGTAACATATGCATATCTTTTATGATACGAACCTCTTCGTTCAGTAAATTTGAACTCTGGGTCATCCGTAGGTTTTTTGGCAACTTTAGATACAAATCGGAAGAAAGGGTCTTGAGCAATGTTCAGTTCAGAAACTCTATCCCCAAAATTGTACTTTCGTCTAAGGTCACCTGTGAGTTTACCAGAACCGGCCGACCAACTATCTGGGCCTGCCCCTGGTGTCTCTAAGCTAAATACATCAGCCATTTTGTTACCTCTTTATTTTGAGTTAATGGCCTTTAGCATTATCTAAATACCAAAAGCCTTTTCTAGTTCATTGGTCGAACCCAAAATGGCATCAAAGACATTATCGTCTGGAGATTTTTCAACTGATGTACTTCCTTGTGTTGCAAGTGTACCTGGCTGATTTTGGACTTGTTTCATTTTATTATGCACTTCTTGTCTTGCATTATCAGCTATTTTCTCATCACGATTTTTGCGATTCATTAGATAATAAATATCATCAAGCTCAAGAGATTTAGATTTAGCAAAATCAGTAAATTGTTTCCATTGTTCATCATTTAATTGATGTTTTTGACGAAACTCGGTTTCCTTTGCTAATTTTTGATTTTCTACTTTTTGCCCTTGCAAAGCATTATTTAACCTTCTTTGGACTACTCCATCAATGGTTGCTCCTAATACTTTTGCTGAATCAGAATCAGGTTGAGAAAAAGCGTCATCAGCGTCAAAGACAAAGTCCTCTCCTAGATTAAGCTTTTCAGTCATTGTTTTTGGGGTTTGACCTCCACCCTCAAAATAATTTCTTACATGAGAAATTAAATTAGGGTCTTCTCGCATAGCATCTAATATTGGCATATAAGGTTCAATTTCTTTTAGTTTTCCATTGAGTCTTTTTGCTTCTCTACTAGAATCACTATACCTTTTTTGTAAATTATCTACTTCGTTAAGAGTAGATTCTTCACTCTGAACTTCTGCATTAGGGCTCGTCTGCGTGTTACCGCTTTGTTCCGAGGTTGGTTGCGAAGGTTCGTCTATTATGCCGCCATTGACTTGATTGTCTAATGCTTCAAAAAAACCATCAGATGTCATGTCCATAACTGCATTTTGTACGTTTGCACTTTCGGGGGCTTCTACAGCGTTACCTACTTGTTCTGACATACTATCTCCTTTGTTAGAGTTTTATTAAGTTAATAAACATTAAATTATTATTCAATATTTATTATTCGTTTTTAGAAACATCTTTCTTAGTTGATTTCATATCAGATTTCAACTCTTCTTTCATGTTTTTAAATTCTTCTTGCATTAATCTTCTTAATAATTTTTGTTGAGCCTGTGTATCTAAGACGCTTTTTCTTACTTCTAAAGAACCTTCTTGAGATTTTTGTTTTATATTAGATTGAACAAGTTGTCTTTCTAATGTTTCTATAGTTCCTTCTCTATCTTTCATTGCATCTTGCATAGATTGTAATTGACTTTGCATTTGAGAAAGCATTGATTTCCTTTGAACTATTTGCTCTTTATTTCTTATATCTGTTTCAGCTATCATAGCTATATCATCTATTAATCCAGCTTGAAACCATTTAAAATATTCTTCTAATAATGCCCATCTATTTACTGGCATAGTAGCTCCAGATACAACTCTTACATCAAATCTTGCACTTGCATAATCTTTAAATTTTCCAATTACGTCACCATAATCATTATAAATCTGCACATTTATTTTAATTTCTTTTTCTTGTTCCTGTGGTGATTGACCAGCTTCTGGTTGTACTATTCTAAATACTTTTTCTATTGTATAATGTTTTTGAGCAATCATTTGAAAACATCTTCCTAAATGTTCTAAGGCAGGTTCCACAACACTACCCATCCAAGCTTTTAATCTACGAGTTCCAAATTCATCATTTGCCAATAAACCTCTATAAGTTTCAGTTTGCTCATTTGTAAAACCCATCATTGCAGAAGGAACTCCACTAATGTATTCTGCATCAGCTTTACCCTCTTGGACTACAGTATAAAATGCATTATTAATTGGGGCTGGTAATATAGGAGTTGGAGTTGCAAATCCTTGTCTGTATTTTAATAATGCACCAGGAGCTGAAGAATATTTTTCCCATTCATCTTCTGGGACTGCCCCTTCTTCATACATCCATCTAAGATTAGAAGCTAAGTTTGCATTATGAAGCATAATTTGATGAGCTTTGTTAATTTCTTGTTGTTTACCTATTAATGGAGTAACTGCACTCATTGGATATGGAGTACCAGTATACATATATGGAATAGGTACAATAGGATATTCATTTATAGGTAATATATATTCATATAAAAATACATCGTCTCCAACACTACAAGTTTGTATAATTCTATTTTCATAAAATTTTATACTATCTACTAAATTTTTTAAAAACGATTTTGATTGAGATAATTCTTTAAATCTTTTTTCAGATACAACATCTTCTTTTACGACAGTAGCTTTTCTTCTTGCTTCTGACATAAGCTCCACTTCTTTTTCTTTAAGAGCTTGTTCAGCCATTTCTTGAGCTCTTCTTAATTCTAATTGAGCTCTTTCTGGAACAATTTCTTCATTTTCAACAGATTGTTCTAATTGTTGTTGTTTTTCTATTAAACCAACTTCTATTTCTTCTGCAAAATCTTTTAATGCAATATCAACTTGTTTTTTTATTTCTACCATTTGAGCTTTTGTAGGCTCTATTTTTATAAAAATATTTCGATATGGAAATTTTTTCTTATGATAAGTTTCATAATATGCTATAATATCTTCATCTTCAGCTTCTAAACTTATTCCCATTGTAATATCTTCAGGTTGTATAGATTCTCCTAAATCAACATCTCTTTGAGAATAAGAAACTACATCTGTGCTTTGCGCAACTTTTTTAATTTTAGCTGCAAATTCTGGAAGCATATTTATAAGTCTTGTTCTTGCTATATTTTTACGAACTTGAATAAAGTTTGCATCCCTAAATAAAAAATCTCTACTTGCTGGGTCTACATATACATCATAAGGGTCAAGTCTGCTGAACCTAACCTCACCCATTCCCCTATCAGCATCTTTATCTACATCTACTAAAAAATAACCAATCCCCTTTGTAAGAGAATCTAAAGCAATTTGACTATATAAAGATTTTCCATTTGATAAATACCAACAATAATCTGCAATATCGGAATGTACTTGTGCTACATCAACATCATCTCCAGTAGCCCCAACTGCTTTCCATTTAGGATTATTAGCAGTAACAAAATATTTCATTATTTCTATAATAGGAGTTACCCTATTTATAGTAAATGTTGGCATTCCAGATTCTTCTAACTGGTCTTTTTCTTCTTTACTTAATTGTTCGTCAAGATAAAAATCATATCCTTTTTGAGAAAGGGTTTGCCATCTTTGTCTATGAGAATTATTTGCCCTATCCCATAATTGTTTATTTATTTGGGCTTTTGTTTTTTTAGTTGTTCTTGCCATTAATCCCTTATCTCTACATGAACTAAGTCATCAAAATTATTATCATGTATATCTCCATCACTATCCCAATCGCCGCCCCAACGAATTTTAACACCCATTGCTTTTCCTAATCCTCTTAACATTCCACCCATATAATGAAACATTTCTCTATCGTCCCAGTTAATCGGGTAAGGAGCGAGGTCAACAGCTTTTCCTTCTATGTGTTTGGAATACTTAGTTTTAGTTTTCCCTTGCGCTAATAATTCCTGCTGCCGCTCCTTACTCCGCACACCTTCAATAATAGTAACATCCATTATTTTTATTAGCTCATTAAGGACATTTACAAGTCTTGCGTCAACGCCTTTTAATCTTTGTCTACTTCTTTTTCCAAATTTATACATTATTTACTATATGGAAATTTTTGTTTTTTAACATCTCTACGTTTTTCCATACCTTTAGTTGCCCATTTTTTTCCTTCTTTAGATTGTTTAAATCTAATAGTTTCTAATGCATTAGCAATAGATTTTCCATATTTTTTTGTATCTTTTGTTTTTTGATTTTTTACTTTACTATAAGCCTTACTCATTTTATCAATATTTTTTCCATGTTGTTCATTACTTGCTTTTTTTTCTTTACGATTTCTTTTAAGATTTGCAACACAATCGTTTTTAGCTTTTCCTTTAAAAGAACCACATTTTTTTTGAATTATTTTTTTTAAATTTGACATTTTGCACTCCTATGCAATCAACCAGCTTTTTGCTTTTCTTTTTGGTTTAAACCATCTTTTTTTCTTTTCATCCTTTTTCATATTTGGTGGAAAAGCATGAATTTGTGCGTAATAAAGGCTCTCTATCGTGTCATCGTGAGCCATTTTAGGGCCAAAAGTAAGGATTTCGTTGATTAAATCAAACATATTTTTCCGTAAATGTACTGTTCCTGTGCTAAAACGAGCAGAAAGTCCAGAATAAATGCGATTTCTTTTCTGTGTTCCGCCAGGTTTCTCTGGAATTACTGCAATATCGTACTTATTCAGCCTTCTTCTTTCATCATTTAATGCTTGAAATATACTTCTATTCATAGCAACATCTTCAACAGTTGAAGAAATGCAATTATATTTTTGATGTAATTCAAGTATCATATCCACTACACCTTTCTTTCCAAGTACTTCACCAGTATCTGGATTTTTAGAACCAATCGTAGGAACACTTCTATGTCTTTCATATTCTAATACATATAATTCATTATTGCTATCAATTGCAATAACAGTAATTACTGAAAAATCACTATGCTTAGTATCAATATCTGTAGCTGGGTCACATCCTATAAATGTATTAACTGGAATATCGTTACCATCTTTTACAATATAATTAACACCATCTTCATGTTTATAATATCCATCCCAATATCTAATGTGTTCCCTTCTCCATATTGCATCTTCTTCACTCATTACTTCCATCATATATTCTTGATAAAACTTTTGAGGTTGACCAGAATCAGCATAGAATTTTTTCTTTTCTTTTATTTTTGAGATTGGGAAGAACGATTCCCAAAGCGGAGTATTTTCATCAAGCAATGCTTTATATGTGATAACACGCCAAGAAAATTCTTTTTTATCTTTTTGAGCCTTAGCATAGTTGTTAATAAGATTGTTAATAAAACTGTCATAATGTACAGGAGTACCATTGACACGAAGACGGCCAGTGTGAGGCTCAATAGCGGGATATACAACAGCCGTGACCAAATTCGCATTTTTATCTCTGGCTTCTTTTGTAATTGTGTTCGCTTCATGTTCAAAATCATCAAGAACGATGAGGTCGTATCGTTTATGAAGTTTAGCTCCTCCTCGTATTCCCGCAACGTTGCTTTTTGATATAAGTTTACATCCATTTGATACCTCTATATCTTCTTCTGTCCACTTTTTACCTTTCATTGGGCCAAAATAATATTTAATCATATCATTAAATTCTAAATGATGTTTAATATAATCCATATTACCTACACTTAATTTTTGCGTAGCGGATACCCAAGCATAAAAAAGGAAATTATCTTTACTTGCAAATACAAAATCTTTTACAATAGAAGCTTTGGTAAGGACAGTTTTACCATGACCTCTAGGAATAATAATTGCAGTTTGTTTTACATTCTTATCATCAATTGCATCTGCAATTTCATAATGGAAGAAAGGAGTCTCACTTCGCATAAAATCATCTGGAAGAAAAAGTTTTCCAAAAGATATAAGGTCTTTATATGCTAATTGAAGAGCTTCTTCAGCTTTGCTTACGTTCTGACTGTTTATATTTGCCATCTA